AAATCCACCACCACCCATATCATTCTCCTTTAAACTTTCTTAGAGGACATTGGATGTCTAAAAACCGACAATCTTCTTTCCTCATAGTCATAATTACCAAATCCCCATCCATATGAGCATCGGGTATTTCAGCTACAATCTTAAAGCCTAAGTGTCGGTTTAACCTTAGTGCGTCTGCGTTATTAGCGCATACTTGACCTATTATAACCCCAAGATTTAATTTATTAAAGGGGTAATCAAACGTAGCCCATAATAAATCTTTACTTATCCAGTTACTGTCTGTAGCACCAATATGAATCTGACACGCATTTGGCATAAAATTGTTAAATCCAACAACTGCTGCTATATTTCCATCTATTTCTTGACCGATACATACCGTTTCTTCAGGTAATGGGTGGTTCATTATTCTTACTAACCAATCCCCCAAATACTTCTGATTCTCAGTAGTAACTCTCCTCAAAGAACTCCCCCATTTTCCATCACATAGTCGCTAGAAGCCCAACGAAAATCAATGTTTTGCGATGCCACGTTAAGGTTAATTGATGCTGAAAATCCAAGTCCTGTTACACCCTGCCAGTATTTAGTAACAACTAAACCACCACCCCAAGTATTCTGATCCCATTTAGCGGTATCCCACACACCTGTATTAATAGTGGCTGGGTTGAACGCTAATTGATTAACTAAGGGAATGGTATCAAAGTCGGTAGAAATACCACAGAGTACCGTAGGCATACCACGATCTGTTTGGAATATAGGGCGAACTAATGTAAACCGCTTTAACTGACCTCTAGTGTTAAAGTAGTTATACGCTTGTTGTGCGTTTCCAATAATGTTTGCGTTATTGTCAGAATATCCAGTAAAGTACAACCCAACGTAACCGTTACCACCAAAGTACATATTGGTATCACCAGCCACCTCAAAGCAATTAGCTTGAATATTAGTGAATCTAGCCCATGACTGGTTGATGGTGTTCATTACATACTGTTCTATACCGTCATTCGTAGGTATATTCAATATCAACATATTAGCTTCAGCTAAAAAGTTAATTTGCCAGCCAAAATTATTGCCAAATTCACTACACGCTAAGGAAACTGCGTAGAATATTTTGTCGGTTAGGTTAATTCTAGGGTCTAATCGAGTTGATTGTAAGGACTTTGTTAACGGTAAAAGACCATCCTGAGTTAACAGTAATAAATCTCCACCCCATTTGAAGAAACATCTACGGCTAAAGGTTTGACCCATCTGCCATAAACCAACCATCGCCCAATTAGTCGGGTCATTAGGGTTTGTACCCTTATAAACAATGATCTCACCCATCGAGCTGACAAATATGGCAAAGTCATCCACACCGTAACCAGCATCAAGCGTCCATGTACCCATTGCTTGTAAGTAACCGCCATTACGGTAGAAAGCACCTAATGCAAACTCTGTAGCTACTCCTGATATAGCTGTTACATCTAAATACCAAAAACTTAAACTATTCTTTTTACAGAAATACAATCTATTTTTAAATAAGTTGACGTTAACAAATGTGTTACTATTTACGCCAGTTATACCGTTAACCGTATATGTTCCCATGACGGTAGCATCACCACTTGGGGCAGTTGCCATTGTGTAAGTAAAGGTAGACGCACCTGTTACTGTAATCCTATAAATACCGTTAAATTGAGTTGGTGTTGCCCCTGATATAGATACCCGATTGCCTGTAATTAATCCATGAGGCGCAGCAGTTGTTAGGGTAGCAGTTAAATTACCTGCACCACCCCTAGTAATAGTAGATGTTGTCTGAGCTGTAGACGTGGTAGCCATGTATGACCAAAACGAGCCATCATAAATAAGAACAGGGTCTACACCGTTGCAAGCAATAATGAAATCACCGCCTGATGTAGATATATTGACAAATTCCCACTTTGCATTGCTAAGTCCGCTAAATACTACTGTTGCAGTTGTTCCACTTGCATCATAAATTTTGTCACCAGCAAATGCAAACAAGGTATAACCTGAGCTTGTTGGGTAATTCATCAAGCTATAAACTTGACCTGTTATTCCTGTACAAGCCTTTGTCCATCCCTTACGAAGTTGTACGTCTGTAGGTGTAGGCCAAAAGTTATTTAATGTTACAGCGTCTAAAGGAGGCATTTCTGCCAATGAATCCCGATTGTTCCAACCCCCAATTGGGGCTGCCATTGAGGTAGTGGCTGCTGTTCTACGCTGGGCTTGTGCCATGATTAAGACCCATAGCCAGTATCAGGTATGTTAGCCCAACCGATAAGTACAGCACTAGGTTGAGGAGCAAATGACAATGTGGCAGAACCTTTATCGTTAGCCTTAGCGATGTTTAAATAACGCATATAGTCTTGTTGTAACGATGTTGTATCAAAGGACTTAATTTGGAAGTATTTAAGTTTTGTAGCCAAGACCATAATAGTGTCATCCAATACCGTTGTATCTGTATCAGCTTGAAAACTATTTAAAACAGCATTAGTCGCACTTCTGACAAATCCTTTTGATCTGTACTCAAAACCTAAATACTCTTGTGTATTGTACGGAGGCCATATCTGAAATGTATTGCCTAATATTCTCCAACGTACTCGTGGGCCAGTAGATATATAACCTGATTTAAGCCATTGCCATTGCTGAGCATCAACAGGGCCTAACATTTGCCAATGCTTAGTTTTGTCCCAATGAGTATTGTCTGTAATGGTCTCGTAATCAGGTGGTAAAGGATAGATCGTCTTACTAAATGTTACCGAACCGCCTACAGTTGTTGATGACGACTTTTGTGTCGTTGTTAAAGAAGTTGCACTCAGAACAGTATCAACATAAGTATCTTGGGGTATTGCTGTACCTACAATAGAGTAAGTGCTATCAAGACCTGCCGTACTAGGAATGTTAATTAATGTCTGAGTGTTTTGTACGGTATCGCAAGTTGTTGTTACATATTGTGTATAGAAGCGATACTCTAACTCTAATGCTTGCCAATCATACTCCTTAATCAAGTCGTAACCAGCACGATTCATCAAAGCCAAGACTTGTTGCACGTCCTGACTTGGATTGCCGATAACATACGTTGGTACGGCTAGATTAAGTTCAGCAGTTACTTGCTGGACAAGTTGGAGTAGATTGCTTGACATATTATGCTTCCTCTGTGGCTACCGTCTTTTTTCGATTAGGTTTTCCAACAGTAGCAAGTATAGCTGCCATTTGTTCTTGCATTAAGGCGAGCTTCGCATCTGTTTCTGCCTTTATTTTAGCATTTTCTTCATCTTTTTTGGCAAGTTCTTCCTTCAAATTATTAATTTCTTGCGCTCTTTTATCGGTTTCTGCCGAATCTTGAGCTAAATTTAAGTAAGATTTTGCTTTATCCCTAAACGCATAGGGCGACATACCAGCAGCCATACCCATACGTTGCAGTTGCAGATCAGAAGCACTTGCGATGGATTCTACTGTATGAAACTTTAACGCTCTGAGTTCTTCAGCCTGTGATTTAGATATTAAAGGCCATTCAGATACAGGAGTTCCGACTACTTCTTCATCGTTTGCACCTACTCTGTTTTGATAATTAGCCCATTGAATCGGAAATCTAACTTTGTGGCTATTTAACACATAAGTATCAATTTCGGTAAGGGTATCACCAGCTACACAAATATGTACAAAATCAAATTCTTTGTATATTGGTCTGCCAGCTTCTAATGTTTCAGCTTCTTGCTGTACTGGTCGTTTGTAGAATCTTACTTGCAGTCTTGAATCTGCGCCTTGCTCATCGCTTGGAAGTGCCATTGTTTTTTCCTTTAAAGGTATTTAAGGGTTAAAAAAGAGGAGACCGAAGTCTCCCCTTATTATGCTACAAAACTTCTAAAAATCAAACAGATGCCTTACCAAACCAGCCATAATCACCTGATGCCATTGAAGCACCTGATAAATATGTACCTGCTGATGGTGTTGCTACAAAAGTAGAAGCGTTAATTGAGCAAGTTGCTGTCGATGCTCCAATTGCTGCGCCTGCTTGTGCGAACACATAACGTAAGCCATCTGAACCAAATACTTCAGCACCAGTTGGGCCAAATGTTGGAACTGCTGTACCAGCAGAATTTGGATTGGTTTGTGCGGTGTTGTAAAGGTCGATCCCAGCTAAGGGGGTAATTGTAAATGCCATGATAATTTTCCTTTAAAAAAATGGATTAAGAGCCTGTTAAGACACCTTGTAAGAAACTGTTAGAACAGGTTAAGTTACCAGCCCATCCGTACAATTTAACAATAGCATCTTGGTTGATAGATTGACGCTCGCCACCAATAGGAACAAAGTTACGCTCTTTATGAGGACGCAAGAAGATGTAATTTGTGTTTAACAAATACATATAAGTTGCTGTTTCTTGTGCGCCATAACCGCCTCCTAATACCACATCAGCAGACATACCACCACCGTAGAACTTGAGTGATGCAAAACCTGCTGCGCCTTCTTCGACACCAGCGATACGCTGAATAGCCTGTAAAGAAGCAACATAGTATTGATACAAAGTATTACCAGCTACGATTAAGTCTACCTTATCAGTACCACGAACAGACTTGATAGCAGCGGTAGTCATTGCAGCTTGGATAGTTGTGGAAGAAGTAGCACCAGTTGTTGCTTGGTTTCTCCAAAATTCCCAGTTTGCACGATTAATACCACCATACGTACCGCTAGTAGGTGAAGTTGATACAGCAGCAGCCAATCCAGTAATATTCTTACCACCGTTACCTGTACCGTCACCATAGATGTCAGTAGAAATACGGTTTAATAGACGAGCTTCAGAAACTTGCATACGACCATCTAACAAGTCGATGATTGCTTCTTTAGAACTGTTTTGCAACATTTCTAAACCACTCATTGTTACTGAGTCAGCGTACTGCGTAATACTGAACTGAGCAGCACTAATTGGGCTATCAGGGGTAATGTTTAATACTTCATAACCGCTATATGAATTAGCGTTATTAGTATTTGGATCGTTATACATGATTTCTTCTAAGATTACGTTACCGCCTGAAAATGGACGGACGTTACCCTTAGAGTTCAATCTCTGAAGAATTGCATTGTTTTGTGTTAAGTTATCTGCCAACACACCGCTACGACTTTGAATGGTAGTAGCGATAATATCGGTGATTGCGCTATTTGCGAATGCCATGATATTTCCTTTTATTTAAGTTAAGTTAAAGCCTGCCGTCCATCGCCTGACCTAATTGTTCGGCTATTAATGAACGTCTATCCTTTGCATCTCCCTTAGACACTTGACCGCTAGGTGTAACGGATCGTGGACTAATAGCAGTTGCTTTGGCTCGTGCTACTTGCTGCGCTTTAGATGCTTGGCTACTAGTTGATTTCAGGAGTCTATCCGTCTCCAACTTGTAGGCTTCATCGTTCATACGCACAGCTTTCGAATAAGCCGTTTCTAGGTTTTGGGCTAAACCTCGCTCAAGGAGTTGAGCCATATCTTCCCTTACCATTTCAAAGTGCGGAAACCGCTCCTTGTCACTACTTACTCGATTGATTTCTTGGTTTAATCGAGCATTTTCTTCTTGATCACGAATCGCTGACAGTTGCTGAACTTGTTGCTGTGTAGCTTGAAGTTGTTGCATTAACTGTTGTTGATACGGATCAACATATTGCTGTTCAGGCATTTGTATGCCGTCTTGGTTTAATTGTATTCCATAATCTTGTGCAAGTCTATGAAACATCTGTACCTTCTCTTGGTACGGAGCTTTAGATAGAACCATGTGCGCCCGACCTAAGTTATTAATCCAAGCTACAGGGTGAATATTCTGTGCCTGTAACTCAGGAATGAATGGCCCAAGTGCTTCTGTTAACTGTCTAGCATTGTCAGCCTCAGCCTTGTATGCAGATACACCACGCTTGTATTCGGCTTCCCTTTGGTTGGCATATTCAGCAAATTTAGCAAATTCTTCCCTGTCTAGGGGCTTGCCTTCTTGCATCTTATCCCAAACATCTCGGTATTCTTTCTTCCAAGTAGTCGGTCTTTTAACTTCTTCTACTGGTTCTTCGGGTTCTTCTTCGTCAGGGGTAGAAGATTCGGGTTCATTTTTCTCAGTAAATCTACCCTGATCATCACGAGCCTGTATTTCATTTTCTGCTTCAATAGGGTCATCATTGACCTCAATTTCCTTCTCAACAGGTGCTTCTAATGTACCTTCTTCAGCCTGATCAAGTGCTGCTTCTATCATATCCCTACGGCTTTCTAATTCTTCTGACATGGCGATTCCTATCTATAGTTAAGTTTTGAATATGCTATTTCGGCAATTTGACGTTTTCTAGCCTCGTTATCTTTTGAGGTAAATTCGTGCTTTTTCTGCTCTAAAGGTACATCATTACCAATTTCTACACAGTTATTACGTTTTAAGTTTTCACGATGCTTAGACCGACTAGATACCCAAGAGCCGTCTGCCATAGATATATGACCTGAAATATCAGGGATTACCATAGGTGCTTGTTTGGGAGTCATGGCCTCTTTTTCTTTCCATGCAGCCTCACCTTCAGGAGAGCCTATCTCATAATTCCAGTACATCAGGTATTTTTCTTTGTCGCTCAATTGAGCCTCGTCAACTTCTTCATAGTCACTCTTACATAAAGGGCAACATTTATGGACTTTTACAACAGACATTACATTCTCCTTATTAATTCAGGTACTTGGTCGTACTCATGGGGTCTTAAACAAACAACGCTGTCATACCAACGTGCATTTTTCCATCGCCAGCAAACAAATTCTTCTTTGGGTAATAAAACAATGGTTTTTATGCCTAATGCACCAGCCAAGTGTGCCGTTCCTGTGTCTACGGTAACAATTCCCTTGCAGGCTTTCATGTGTGAGGCTGATTTAGACCAATCTTTCTGCCATCCGTCATCAGGTAAGGCATTAAATAACCCTTCCGTCTTGGGATTTAGACTATAACAGTCCGATCCTGTGAGTTTTTCAATCTCACGCATATCTATAGACTTGATGTAGTACAGCATTTGCTTAGATGCTTCCCAATTTACCCCTATTTTGCTAGGAATATTGCTTGGTTCAGCATGAAAATACCCCTCAGAACCTACAATTCTATGTTTATTGACTGGAAATAGACATTTAACCGATGGGTGCATCAAGCTAATGTAATAAGGTAAGGACATTGACCCTATCCAGTAATCAGAAGTTAATGTGTCCACATCATCAATTTCATTGGTAAATTTATCTATGCACTCCATCTGACCTAATAAGTAATGTAAGGAAGATTCTTGTAGGACAATGACTTTTTTAGCTCCCAAAGCTTTTAATGCTGGCAAGAATCTAGCATACATAAAGATGTCACCATATCCCTGCTCCATCTGAACGGTAATGGTTTTACCTAATAAAGACTCACCTCGCCATACAGGAACATTTTTTAGTGTTGGGCCATATCCTTGAGCTTGTTTTCCAATAATTTCAGGATGCCAACGATACTCAAATAAACGAAATCCTTGTTCGTAGCGTCCAGCATGGAGGTGTTCGTATGCTAATTTATATTGGTGGTCTACATTAGAAATAATATGGCTTCCTCATCGTCTAGTTCCTCTAGGCGTTTGGCTTCCAATATTCTTAAATGCGCTTGTAATCTAGCGTACTCTTGTCTTTGTGCCACCGCCTGTTGGAGATTATCCAGTTGTCGTTCAAGGTAGGCGATAGACCGTTGTAATTCTTCTGTTTCAGCTAACGGTATATCAGCTTCAACCTCTTGTTTAAATTGTACTTTACTTTGCTTAACTTTGGCAACAGGTTTAGGATCAACCAAGTTGCGTATAGCGTCCTTACGGAAAGCATTAGCATCTTTTGCAGACTGCTCAAGTTTACGTTGACGTGCGGCTATCTTTTGTTGGAGTCTTTGGATTCTGCGTAATTCTTCTTTGGTGATATAACCATCATCCCCACCTCTTTGTGTAGGTGTAGGAGGTAATCCAGCTATCTGAAAAGCGTTATTTTGAAACGCATTAGCTTGGAAAGCTGTTGCAAACATCTAGAATGTTCCGCCAGCAATACCGCCAGTTACTCCAGTCCCCACAGTTAATATATTGGTGCTAGAGTTAAATGCTAAGTTTGCACTAGAACTTAATGCACTTGTTCCATTACCATAAGGTATGTAATTAGCAGTTAATGTAGTAAGTCCTGTGCCACCAAAAGATACAGAAAGAACTCCAGTTGAACTTGCACCGTCAGCTAAAAATGATAGATTACGAGGTATTGTCATTTTTTACTCATATAAAATGTTTATTGAACCAGCATCAAATGTATCTGTGCCGTTTACTGTAGTAACTCGGACTCTATCTAATGTTCCACCAAGAGCAATAGACCCACCTGAAAGACCAATAAAATCTTGAACTGCTGAACCCATTATGCTTGTTGAAACCCAAGTATTACCTGTAAGTAAAGTTATTGTTACTGTCCCATGACGAACGTCTGTATTTGTATTTTGAGTAACACCACCAGCTAATAGTCCAGTTGTAACAACACCACTTGAGTTGACGGAAGTTCCTGATAGTCCACCACCACCATTTAAATATCCACTTGTAGTATAACTTGTACTTCCTAATTGAACTATAACTAATGATGAACCTGATGTTGAAACACCACTAAACATAACAGTAATTCTTTTAGCCCATGAAGGTATTCCAGTAAAATTAATTGCTGTACCTGAAGTAGATGCCTGTGATGTTCCACTTGTAATAACACTACCACCCATCGTTGGTGTATTAATTGTTGGAGATGATAATGTTGCAGTTGTTATAGTTGGTGATGTTCCTAATACAACAGCACCACTACCTGTACTTGTTGTAACACCTGTACCACCATTTGCTACGGGTAAAGTACCTGTTACACCTGTTGTTAATGGTAATCCTGTAGCGTTAGTTAATGTTGCAGATGTTGGTGTACCAAGTATAGGTGTAACCAATGTAGGACTTGTTGATAAAACATTATTACCTGAACCTGTGCTAGTTGTTACTCCAGTACCTCCGTTAGCAACTGCAAGTGTACCACCTAAAGTTACATTACCTGTTGTGCCTGTGCTTGGGGTTAACCCTGTAGTTCCCCCACTAAATGAACTAACTGTACTAGCTACTGAAAAAGAACTAAATGCTAGTGCTTCGACAATATCGCCTGCATTACACGCTACTGCTAAGACTACGCTTGTTCCGTTTGTAGCCGTATAATCTGCACCGTTTAAAAATACACCGTTTACATAAACTTGAATTAATCCTACTGTGTAAGATACGGTAAATGTTGTTTGTGCTGCTGTAGCCGTAAAACTAGTACGACTGTAAGCATTACCTAAACTAGCCCAAGATGTGTCTGTGCCGTCTGTTGTTAAGTATTTGCCACTATTACTTGTTTGACTTGGTGCTAAAGCGTTGAAAGCTGAGTTAGCCGTTGTCTGACCAGTTCCACCATTAAGTATTGGTAGAGCTGTGCCTGAGTAAGTTAAGGCTAATGTACCTGAACTTGTTATTGGACTGCCTGTTACCGTAAATATAGATGGTGCTGTCAATGCTACTGAAGTGACTGACCCGCTACCTTTATTGTTAAAAGTAGTCCAATCAGTAGATGTAAGATAGCCATTTACTGAAGTAGTGGCTGCTGGCATACTAATAGCTGGAGTATTGCCACCACTAGATACTACTGGTGCAGTTCCTGTAACTGAGGTAACCGTACCACCCGATGATGGACTTGTATTAGTAACCGTAAAGTTAGGGTAAGTACCAGTAACACTAATACCTGTACCACTTGCAATAGCTACCGTTTGATCAGGTGCTGTATTAGTAATAGTTAATGTGCCACTAGAAGTAATTGGGCTACCTGTTACGCTAATTCCTGTGCCAGCCGTTGCAGCTACACTTGTGACTGTACCTGTTGTTGGTGTTGTCCAAGTAGGTGCTGATGTGCCTTGTGAGGTAAGAACTTGACCATTTGTGCCGACCGCTGATGTCGCTAATGCAGATGTTGTAGAGCCATAAACTACACCACCTTGTGTAAATGCTGATGATTGACCTGTTCCACCTCTATTATAAGCAACAGTATTTCCATTCCATGTCGCAGAAGTAATTGAACCAGCATAATCAAAAGTATTGGTTGACCATGATACATTTGCTGGTGTTGAATCATGACGATCCCAAGAGCCTGCTGCTATAGAATTATCAAGCAAAGATACAGTAACGAAACCACCTGAGTTGATAGTTGCAACTGTTGTCGATGAATTGTTTTGTACAGTTATTGCACCTGATGATTGATTATTATTAAAAGTAAACAATGCACCATTTGGTAATGTTGTAGCATTAGGAAGTCGAATAATTTGACCACCTGAACCTGTAATTACCCAATTTTGTACAGAAGAAGCGGTTAAAACAATAGTTGTGCCACTTGCCGCTTGACTTGTAAATCCTTCAAATAAACAATTTGTTGTTATGTTCCCATTAGCATCACGCAATACAACTGAATTAGCACCACTTGATGACGTAACTCCAGTTCCACCATTAGCTACAGGCAATGCAGTACCTGAATAAGTTAAAGCCAATGTTCCTGAAGAAGTAACAGGACTTCCACTTACAGTAAATATAGATGGTGCTGATAATCCTACGCTAGTAACAGTCCCTAATGGGTTGGTTGCCCATGACGTATCTGTGCCATCAGTAGTTAGATACTTTCCTGAGTTACCTGTCTGACTAGGAGCAAGAGCATTAAATCCAGCGTTTGCACTAGCCTGACCAGTACCTCCATTAATTACAGGAACAGTACCGACTAAATCATGGCTATCATTCCAGTTAGACGGCTGGACAATCGTAGGATCGCCAGCATCAGGGATAGCACTTACAAACTTATGCTTTACGGTTATAGCCATTATTGAACTCCAATAATCTTACCGTCTGCGCCTCTTAATACCTGTTTGGGTCTATTCTGATTCTCGTTCATTGTAGTCATAATTTGACCTAAAGCCTGTGTCATTTGTTGATTACCCTGTTCAATAGCTTGAGCAATGGGTGCTAATGGGTGTTGCATTGATTCAGCCATATCTTGTTCAGTCATGTAAGCCATTGCACCGTTGGATTCATCCGCACCAATCCTAGCAACTTCAATCTTAGCACCGTTGTTAATGTGAGCCAGTAAGACTTGGGTGTTACGCTCTGTCATCATCTTCATTTGGGCGACTTTTAAATCCATCTCGGCTTGACGCATATTACGTTGATCTTCCAACTGGAATTTAAGCTGATTCTCTTGTGCCTGATATTCTTGTTTAGCCTTCTCAAGTTCCATCTGCATCGTAATCTTCTGTTGTTCAAGTTGAGCAGTTTGTTGGGCTTGTTGTTGAGCAGCCTGCATCTTAGCCTGAGCCAGTTGCATTTCCATCTGCATCTTTTGTTGTTCAGGTGATGGCGGTTTTGGTTGACCTTCAGTCTGTTTAGCTTGTTCTCTAAACTTGTCAGCAGTCTCATCAATGATACCCTCAAGACCCTTACCGACTTTGTAGGCAGTAACAGCAAACTTAACCATCTCCATAAGCATCGGAGCAAGTTCAGGAATAGACTGTGCTGCTGGGATAACTTGTTGCATAAATGCACCGACAGATTGTAAAAACTCCATGCGATTTTGCTTTTCTGCCTGTTCATCCTGATAAATCATTGAGTCTGAAGTGACTTCAATACGGAAATTCTTAGCAGGTTCGTTCTTTAATAACTCTAAAGCCTCTGGAATGAGCATTTTATCCGCATCGGATAGCTGCATTGCACCTGAAATCTTGATAATCGTGTCATCAGTAAAGTGATTACAGATAATCTGCGCTTTAATTGACAATAAGCTAGTAGCGAAGTTCACTACATCATGCTGCATAGTCTTTAATCGACCTGAAGCGTTATTACTCTTAATGATTTGTGCGCCAAGTGTTTCATTAGGGTCTGTTTGACCCCTCTGAATGTCAGCAATTCCCATAATCTCGTAAATTTGGGACTTAACCTGATCCATTGCTGT